CTCTCCCACTTGTTCAAGAATGGCGCGAGCCAGTTTAATTGCTTGGTCTTACGAGATTGAGATTACATCATTATCACGGTCAGTCATATCACACTCACCCTCACCGTAGCCCTGCTCAATTTGGAATTCAAGAATGTCTGGAACCATAGAAACCACCATCTGTGGGTGACTGGCTTCGACGCCATCAATACGCACTTGTTTAAACATTTTATTCTCCTTCATTCCAGGTTTTAGGGATGATCACATCACGCATTGCGATCAGTGCGTTAATCAAGCCATCAAGTTCATCCTCAAGGGCTAGCACACTATTTTCTGTGGCTTCACAGGTGATCTTAATACACCGACTAGATTTGTCATCCTCAACTGTGAAGCAGACACTATCTGCATCTACAGCACTTGCATCAGGGTGGGTATTCAATTTCATGTCACTCTCCTTTGTGTCTGTCGTTGAGGGAGAGTTTACGCTCGTCCCTCAACACTGTCAACCATTACTTGTAGAAACTTGGGTCCATCATCAGCGGAGCATCAGATGGCAGGACAAATTGTCCAAACCCAGTCGGCTCAGCAGGAGTCTCTACAGGTGCACCTTCTTGTGTGAAAGAATCTTGAGGCACTACCTCTTGAGGCTTATCTTCACCGTTAAGTGCATCGTAGATCATCATGCCGCCGTAGGCGCCCAGGGCAGACCCAATGATAGTGCTTCCCATGCCGCTGCCCCCACCATAATTACCACCGTACCCATTACCATAACCGTAATTACGGTTGTATCCGCCATTAGCATACCCATTATATCGACTCCCGTAGTAGTTTTTCTGAACAATTGTCGTCTTGCGAATCGTTGTAGGTGAAGTCACCTTACGAACTGGTGCACTACGCACCACAGGACGTTTAAACGAAGTATTTGCAGCGGGAGATTTCACCGTTGGACGGGAAACAACTGCGGCGGGCTTTCCGGGCTTGGACACTACCCGTGGAGCTGAATACTTTGGGGCTGAATACTTTGGGGCAGCTGGGGCACTCCTTACTACTGGGGCACTTTTCACTGTCGCTGGTTTAGAGAACGAGCGAGAAGAGCTAAAGCTGCTCCGACCACTGCTGAAACTCTTAGCACTTACTTCGGCTACTACAGACATAGTCAAGAAAGCAGCCAGCACCAAAGAAATATACTTTTTCAATTTTAAATCCTCTTAAGGTTGATCACTTTAAGCTGCGGACATTCGGTCTGCGGCAGTGAGTTTGTAGTATAGATGTCATCGTAGTAGCCTGTCAACACCTGAATACCTTTTGAGAAGATTCCGTGCGTAACAGCAAGCTCCATGCGAGCTGGCTCTTGCAGCATCAACACCTTAGCTAACTCAATGAAGGTGCGACCACCATCACAAATGTCATCTAATACAAACACTTCCCGCTTATACAAGTCAAGGCCACCCATCAACTCAAGGTGAGTAATCTCACCAGTTTTCAGGTTGCGTTGCTTGTTGGCATACACAACACCAGCAGCTCCAACCAACTTGCAGAACTGTTCAGCCTTCTTAACAGCACCAGCATCTGGTGCCACAATTACTGTGTCGTAGAATGAAGGTTTGGCCTTCATAAATACAGTGTGTTGCTCAATCACTTGGCAACGGTCCAAAGCAGCCACCAGAACGGGGCTGTGAGGGTCTACAACGGTCACTACAGCGTAGTTCTGGCTGTTGATTAGCTGAGCTACCACTTTAACGCTAAGAGCCTCTCCAGCGTTGCATACGCGGTCCTGGCGGGCATACGGAAAGTATGGTACGAACAGGGAAATCTCTGCAAACGGATAAACGCGACGAAGGGCGTCAGTTGCCAGGAACATGGCCATCAGTTGGTTACTGTTCTGAATCTTAGCTACCAATTTTAGGTAGCCTACATCCTCATTGACAGGGCCAGGGTTGATGTTTACACCGACCTCACCACCAGGGAATACCATGGTGGATACTGACACCTTAGTACCATTAACTACGTACCAAAGATTTTCGTTAAAATCCATCACACCACCTCCGCTTGTTTAGCGTGCATCTTGTTGAAGTATCGACGGACGCAGTAACCACGTGCAATGCTCCAAACGGTACAAGCAATCGTAGTGATTGCCGATGCAGCGATAATATCCTTCACAAAGTGAAGGGTAACCCAGGTGATCAGAAAACTACCCAGTGTGCCGATGAACGTGTTGGATAGAGTCTCCACAAGGGATTGTCTTTTTGTCTGCTTACTCATGTGAAGCCTCCTTTGTTTGTTGAGGGGCCATTCTGTCAGGAGTGGCCCCTTGTGTCAACTGATTTTACCAATCAATGTCGATGACATACTCGCCAGCATCAAGCAGACCTTTGGCATGTAGATCGTTGGCAACCATCTGAACATCTGGGTAGAAATTACGCTCCCAGAACAAACTGAGGCTATGTTTACCATTATCCCAATCGGCACGAGTTTCATTCAAAAGTAGTTGTGGGTCACGCTCAAGCCAAGCTTTAAAGGTGACACCCATTTCCTCCCCATTTACAACTTCTGGGATAGATTCATTATCATAGTCCCAGGCATCTTCTGGAACAGTGAGCCTTACACGCTGACGGTCTTTGCAACCATCTTGCTGCTGAAAGTTGTAAGGTCGTTTATACGTCTCAACAACCAGATCATCCCAGTCACCTACATCAATCACAAGCTCAGTTCGAGTATTAATCATATATCCTCCTACACTAGTAGCGGGACTGGGCACCTGATAACTGTGCCAATCTCATTCATAAACAGTCTGTATCCGTGTTCACAGTAGCCACACATAACCCACTTCACAACTTCACCGAGAAACGAGTCTTCATTTTAGCCATTGTTTCCTCTGGAACATCATGAATCGACATATTTCCATGACGGTTCTCTACGATGATGCTAGTCACAGCATAGCCGTATTTATCTGCCATTTCAAGGTAAGGCTTCAACTCTTTCTCAGTTGTGGACGTGTTAGAGACTATCACATTCTTGTGACCAAGTTCCATGCACTCACGTGCACCCTCTTGGCACCATTTGTGTGCTGCATACTGGTTCTCAGCTTTCCAGTGATACACGCCATTACGCATGTGATATTGGTCAGCTTCCCATGCAATGGCTCCTAACAAATTGCTCAATGTCTTAGCCAGGGTGGACTTACCACTCCCTGGCAAGCCACGAATCAAATAGAGATTCACAGTAAAATTTTCTCCCGCATAAGTTCACGCGCCATTTCTGGGGTCAGTAGTGATGCCAGCTGTTCTTTCAAAGAGCGTGTATCCACAGCACGTTGTGCTGCAATATGCACACTCACACGTGAGGCGATCAGCTCTTCTAGTCGAGTGGTAAGCACCTCATTGACGATATATTCAGCTGCATTCTTAACAGCTGCCACCAGCTCAGGGCTGGTGGCCTTGAATGTTGCTGGCCAACCACCTTGCTGTGTAACCATACCTCGCAGACAAGCAGAGATTTGACCTTCTACTTTGCTGCGTAGGATATCATCACGAATGTTATTCACAACTTCTCTGCCAATCTCAACCTCCAACTCTGGGTTGGAGGCAATAAGGTCACGCAGGCTCTTTGTATCCAATCGCATTTTAATAGTCATTACTCAGCTCCAATTTCAAAATATTTTTCAATAACTGCTCGACGTTCAACCTCACTAACCAGTTTCCAGTTCTCAGCAGTCCAGCTACTAGTAATATAGTTGACAATTCCGTAAAACTCTTCATCAATAGTCTTGAACAGCTCAACCTTGTTGTCAAACATGAAGTCCACTTTCTTGGCACCCATACGCATGATGAACTTCTTCGTCAGGTAGTGTGGAGTCTTGATTTTCATCAGGAACTCACCAGTCCAAGCATCACGAATCATGAAGCCCTCATTCTTGCTTGTAGCTGCCAACTGGGTAGCCTCCCCAAAGGTCAGTTGGGTCCACTCTGGACGCATGAAGCCACCTGCAAGTGCAAAGTCGTCCAACTGATACTCAGTTGCCATAGCGCCATCACTGTTGCGACGTACACCGATCAACCACGCACCCTCTTGCTCATGCACAATATGTGGGTCGCTGACATCACAGATTTCGAACATCCAAGTGAAACCTTTAAGTAAGTTAGCTGGGATGTAGTCACTCACATGCTTCTCCACCATCTTGGCGTAGTCAGAATCGAGTGTGCCAGTAGTGCCATAAATGGTTTCACCTTTGTACTCGCCAACCACACCAAGGAAGCCATTCACTTTATAGACAACATCAACAAGACGCTCAGCATCACATACGGTGTTGTTCTCATTGTGGTTGAACACCTTAGTGAAGGGCCACATCACTTTATTACCTTCGTCGTCAAGCACCATACCACGTGCTTCCAGAAGAAGTGGATCAGTGTTCCAAAGATGTCTATAGAAGACCTCCCTTGAATATTTAAAAACTGATAAACCATTATCATAAGTCTTCTTTTTCACTAAACCTTGTCTTACAAGATCATCAAACATTTCTGATTTCCTCCGGGTAGTTGGACAATGCCTTAGCTGCACTACGTGCAGCCTCTGCATCCTCAATAGACTCAAATAGTCCTAGGTAAACAGGCTTCGAGTTCACACTCACAAAGGCTTGCCACTTACCTGCCCTCTTGTGCCAAGATACACCTTTCACCCCAGATGAATTATTCTTAGCCATTAGTGTATTCCTAGCATTAAGGGTGTGACAGGCGTGTCTCAAGTTAAGCCACCTAATATCATCCCTGACACAGTTTATATGATCAACAAGCTCCTTTGGGAACTTACCCTCTACAAGTAGAAATGCCAACCTGTGAAGTAGGTAGTTCCTACCTTCAACCATAATTGAGAGGTAACCATCTTCGGTCTTAGAGCCTAATACCTGACCCACCTCCCACCTATTAGTTTTTACGAGGGACTTAAAAATTCCAGTTTCTTTGTCATAATGAACCCTCTGCCGGAGTTTATCTAAATCTAGCATCATTGCTCCAGAGTAAGTGTGCCTTCAAAGACACGGAATTCATCTACAATCCACTGCTCACCGTAGGCACCATCTTCAAGCGATACACCTGAGAATTCATCGCCCTTAACAATACCAGTTGACATTACAACAAATGGTGGCTCGTCCTTGTGGATCATTAAAACGCCCCTGCCAACACTTGGCAAGGTTTTCATGTCAGGTAGTACAGTTAATTTAGCCATTATTCACGTTCTCCTGTGTGATGGTCATTAACAACAAACTCTTGCTTGTCCATGTGTGCCTTGATTTCGTCGTAAGAGAATACCTGACGATCTGGATGGTTGTCAAGGCCAACGTCCAAACGCTTACCACGTGCAGGCAGACTACCATGACAATGACCGTGCAGATGCCATGCACCGTGGTGAGCTTTGTTCCAAGTCTCAAACGGGTAGTGACACATCACAATCTTTGTACGATTGATGGTGATTTCCTTGTAGTGGCAAATCTCTTTCACGTGTGGCAAATTTGCCTGCTCAATCATAGCCCACAGGTTGTCCTGGCAATGATTACCTTTGATGAAGGTGATGACACCATTTAACTCTTTGATAATCTCCAGGGTCTTTTGGAAACCCTTGCTACCAGCAAACACGAAGTCGCCCAGATGGTAGACAGTATCCATCACACCAACGCGGCTATTCCAGCGAGTGATGATTTCTTCACGCTGCTCTTCAAACGTCCAAGGACGATTGCAGTATTCGATGATGTTCTTATGATCTACGTGCAGGTCGCTAGTCCACCAAGTATTACTCATTTTCTTCCCCTTCTTCGTCTAATTTGCCTTCTACTTGATCACAGCAAGGACACATACAAGCTTCATCGTGGTCTTCACCACTTGGATCGAAGTCATGGATCATACGTACCCTCGCTCAAGAATGTCAAGCTGCTTGATGTATTTGGCAACCCGCTTCTGATTGCCCTCTTTGAAGCTGTTGTGCAGATTGAACATAGTGTCGCATTTCTTGACTTCGGTTGCAATAGGGCAGGTGAGAATTCCTTCCATATACTTCTCGTAAGTCTCGTCTCCATACTTAGTGACGAGTGAGACAGCGTGTCCAACTGTAAAACCGAAGGCTTCCACAATCTCTAAATGAGTAGTGTTTGTGTCTTCAATCGTGTCATGAAGACAACAAACAGCCAACACTCGTTCGTGCCTTAGTGGGAGGGCTTTTCTGATATCTGCAAGCTTAGCAACTCCAGCTAAGTGAAAAGAGTATGGAGCCTCACCATACATCTGATCACCATGCTTCTCAATAGCAAATTTCATCGCTTGTACTGCCCGGTCGTAGCTCATAAATCCTCCAGAGGTGAGAAAGCCCGCCTTGCGGGCGGGCTTCATTATTACACAGCTTCCAACATTTCAGCAACAGTTTTGTTCAGAGGCTTCACCATTACACTCTTCACTGCAACAACACCGTGTCGATTGGTGTTGTACTTTGCAGTCTCGACCAGCTTGCTGGCCATTGCGAGCTTGACACCAAGGGCAGTGAAACCATGCTGCATGCTTACACCTTGAGGGAAAGCCGCAGTACCACCAGTGACGGTATGCTGATACACGTCCCACTGATCACCAGTGAGGTTGTGCATGCGTACTGCACTCTCCATGCTCAGGAAGCGGTTACCCTGCATAGCTTTAACATTCGTTACGAACCGACCAGACTTGCAACTGTCGTCCAGCTGGTAGCTCAGTGCGAACATGAAGTTCAGCACACTACGAACTTGCAGTACAGTGGTGTCCAGCTTTTGGAATTCTGGAAGGTCTTTAATTACATCAGTCATCATATTCTCCTTATTCATAATCTCGAATTGCCACACCTACACCGAACTGGGGTAGGAGGGTATCTTTGTAACGGGTTTGAAACTTTACAGTAAGGGCTTTACCGTCATTACGCCCGTCTGCTGCTGCTGCTTTATCAGCGTGTGAACCCATGATACAGCTAAACTCTAGATCGTTCAAGTCATTTTTCAAATCATATACGGCCAAGCCATCTTTATCAGTACGTGTACGTTGGATAATGAACTCAGCATCGAAGAATTCCTTGTACTTCTGCAAGTCGTTAGAACGCTTGCCTGACTCGTAGACACCAAAGAAGTTACGCAACATGATGCCTTCATAGCCACCATTTACAGCTACCTTGTGGCGCTCCTTCATATGAGCCTCGTCAGTCACAACGAAGTATTGGGTAAGCTTGATAAACTCTATGTTGATTAGGCCATCGAGAAATTTCAAGTCCTCTAGACGATCCTCAAACACTTTGTCAGATACAACGTCGAAGATGTGGAACTGGAGTTTAGGACGAAGCTCATGGATAAGCTTGGCCTCAGTAAGTTCCTGATTCAACTCTTTAAACTTCACATTCCAGGCAAGCTCACCACCCTCTGAATTGTTTATGTGTTTACCGATTTTACGCTCAACAGCGTAAATCTCAGCCTGTGTGTCAGTACGCTTCACAGCGGACGTAATCTCTTGCAAGGCAAATCCATGCAGGTAGATTTCACCATCCCAGATATCACCCTCCTGCATAACACCCTCAAGCTCAGCCTGCAAATGTGGAATGTCATAAGGCTGTGATGTGCGAGACTCAATGGTAACAACACCATTCTTCTTCTTCACAAGGGCACGAACACCATCATACTTCACCGAGCCATAGCATGGGAACGAGATTTGGTGACCCTTCTTACGGTAGTCAGCAGCAAGCATAGCCAGCACTGGCAAGTCTTCCAACTCAGCCTGAGTGTGACGGTAGCCTTTGTCAATCTGCTTCTTTACGCGCCCCTCGGCCATGGATACCGCCTGCTCGTAACGGTTACGACCTTGTTTACCCTCAGATACGTTCTCAAGTTTGATTTGCATCTTACCGCCAAGTTTACCATGAGAGATAGATATTACAGGCACGGAATCATCATACAAGCATGGGGTTACTTCGATAGTCCACACCTTCAAGCCGTCTTTCTTGTCTTTACCGTATAGTGTCTCTTTCATTAGTAGCCCCTCATTTCGTTGATTCTTTGTTGAAGCGCGTAGCCATACTTGACCTCTACTCCCATGCTACCATCCAAGATTGCGATACCACGCTGGTAAACCTGACCAAGTTCAGATCGCATCCGATTCTCAATCGCGTGCACATACTCGTCAGGATTGGTAATATCCCTGAACAAGAATAAGTAGTCATCACCAGACTCAGTCCGAAGTGAAGTTGCAATAATCATTCTTTATCTCCCTCCCAGTGCCAAGGACAGTCACTCACAGTGATCTTTCCACCACCAAAATACATCGGGTCTTCATTGTCCATCTTAGGACAAGTACACCCTTTAATATCTTTCCAATGGATGTGGTAGTCAGCATCGCGTGTGAACTTCCACAAACCTTGGAGGGTGAATTCCATATCCTCAATCAACTGAACAGGTTCATCATATTGCTCAGGATTAGCTTTCACGTTACGGAGTGCATGATGAATACCCTGAATAGCAATTTGGTTAACTTCACCAATCAGTTCCCAACGCTCCTTCAGGTTAACACCTTTATCAATCACCATATTTTTCCACCTCCACGCCATATTTGATTAGATAATCAAGGCCAGTTGTGACCCTGTATACTCTCTTGTAAACCACACGCTTTACCTTTGCCCTGACAAGAAGCTTAGCACACTCCAGGCATGGTGACAAGGTAACGTACACAGTGGCATTCTTAGCACTAAGACCTTGTTCAAGGCACTTCCCGAGTGCGTTAAGTTCAGCATGAACTACCTCTGGGTCGCCATTTTCAGTCCATTCCCACTCGTTAGGTCCGCCACTTGCATGCCCATTGAAGCCAGGAGAAGTGACACCACTCTCAAGAACGACAATGCAACCCACTTGTGTGCGGGGACATTGGCTGTGCCTTGAACACTCAATGGCGTGGTTCATGTACATTTTATCGTATTTCACAACACCTCCTTATTCCTGAATCTATTTTGATACTCACACTCTGATAACTCTTGCAGTGATTGCCTCCAACTTATCAGATAAAGTGACAGGGATAGTTTGGAGTAAATATCCCCAGACCACCCTCCAAGCTTCTCAGTGGGCTTCTCCTTGTAGGCACACCACGTACCACAAGGGTGTTGGGCGATCCACACTACTTCTGCCCCTTTCGAGTTGCCGTGCCGAACGCTGGACGGCTGTGTTCACCAAGTGGTTTGCCCTTCTGTAAACGACTAGCATTCACAGTGTAGCGTCCCTTCCCATACTCTTTATCAACCCAATCTTGTGCGGTTGCACGCTTTGCAGTGTGAATAAAAATGAAATCACCCATAGCATTCTTGATAAAAAATGTAGCTGGCGGGATAAAGTCCCACATCGCAAAGTCCTTGTAGGATACAACCGTAATCTTCTGCTTGTCAATAGTGAAAACACCGTACACTTCGCTATCAACTTCCACACGCTCACTCATAAAACCTCCTAGTCAGGACAACAGGCATAAAAATATCCAGCCACCCGAAGGCGACTGGATAGGGTGTATCTTACTGGCTCGGACGCTCTGCGTCAAGGCTTTCCTCGTAGATGGCTTGTCTGACGCTCTCACGATAATCAGAATAAGCTTGCAGGCGCTTAACAAGCTCCATGCCCTCAAAGTAGACCTCACGGGCATCCAACACTTGAAGAATTTCTTCCTCAGTTAGGAATCCAGTATAGGTGTGGCGGACAAAGCGTTCAAGCATTTTGTCATAGTGCTCGACGTGTGCCTTCACGTGCGGAGCCATGCCGTAGGTGCCGTAGCTCCCAGTGTGCACCATGAATGACGACATATCGTCCACTTCCCACTCTTCGCATGCTAGAGCAATGGCCGTACCACCTGATGCACAAGTAGGACCAATATAGGCGATTGTGTGAGCCTCACAGGCTGCGATAGCCCTACAGATCATGTGAGTGGTGTCAACCGACCCGCCAGGGCTTACAATATCAATCTTGATAACGTCATTCTCACTAGCGTGAGCGAAGAGTTGGAACTCGTCTTCGAAGTCATCAATCTCTGTGATAGGTCTTGCCAGTCGAAGCTGGTACTCTTGGTTGGTTGTGCTCTTAACCATAATGCGTGTTGGTCTTTCTTCCATTATTGTACACCCTCCTTCGCTAGGGCAATGATCCATTGCTTACAAGAATCATCACGTTCAATGTCGTTTACATGGTTGAAGTCAACAAACCCAGCTTTAAGATTTGAATATTTCTGCACCATATGTGTAATGAATTTCAATCCACTACGCTCTTTAAGTTCAGACTGCCCAACATCACCGCTGATAACCATTTTGCAGCCTTTACCCTGACGGGTGACAATCTTGATTGCCTCTTCGATAGTGATATCTTCGCCTTCGTCTACAATGAAGAAACAATTCTCAGCACTGAATCCTTTGATAACTTCAAGCGGGACATACTGAATATTACCGTTCTCGATAGCTGTCTCAAGGCCACCAGTTGTGAGGCGGTCACGCAGGATGTTAATAACAGGCATCAACCACATTTCCATCTTCTCGACAGCACTGCCCTTGAACATACCGAGGGACTTACTGTTGGAGACGTTAGGGCGAACAAACACGATCTTGTCAATCTCACCCTTAAGGTAAGCATCGCAAGCCATAACAGTTGGGATATAGGTTTTAGAGGTTCCCGCATAACCAGTTGCAATAGTTAGGGGATTTTCATTAATAGACTGGATATATGCGCGTTGCTTGTCGTTGCGGGGTACGAGTGGTTTAGAGTTTGCAGCACGCTGCTCTACAAACTTAGGCTTAACTTCTCTGCCTTTTTCTTCCTTCTCTTCCCAGCGTCTTCCTATCACTTTAGCTTGGTTTCTCTTAGCCAATTAACACCTCCATTAGAATGGGGCCGAAGCCCCTAATAACCCTCATATTTACTCGGTTGGAATCAACGCGGACAGAATACGAATACGTTCGTCATGAACAATCTCACTGACTTGGTGAGACGCAACAATAACATTGTTGAATTCTTCGCTACGCATAATCTTGTCTACACGCTTAATTGCGGCAAACTCTACACGCTCTAGGAAGGCGTCAGCGACGATTTGCGTGTAAGCATTAAGGTCAACCATGGCTAGCAGCTCTTCGGCCAGCTCAGGCGTAAACTCAATGCCCTGGGCATGCAAGATTGGGAATAGGCTGTTGCTCAGATCATTCTTTGCAAAACCTTCGAAGAACTCACGTTGGGTTTTATTCAGCTTGTTTGTCATCAATATTCTCCATTTCAGTGATAGTAGGTTCAGCAACTAAAGCTTTCTTAGCTGTAGCTGGCTTATTTTGTTTATTCTGTTTGGCTGGTTTGGCTGGTTTAGTAGCTTCAACTTTAGCGACGATAGGCTTTGCAGGCTCAACAACGACAGCTTTCTTGGTGAGCTGCACGCTCTTCAAACCACGTTCATCAAAGAAGTGTGCACCGTCCTCAACAAAGCTCCAACCACCTTTAACGGCAGCATTTAGCATCAACATAAAACCAACACCGTCATAGTCTTCAATGCGAATCTCAACTTCGTCACCCCATGCGCTAGGAACCGCTACACCAGTCTGCCCAACCTTGAACAGTCTGATCTGGCAGTATGGCGAGAAGCTTGGGTAGCCCTCAATGGAAGTTGTTGCTGTGTAACCCTCACTCAAAGCTTCACAAACTTTCTTGACGAACACAATTGGGTTGTGTTCTACTATATCAACGTAATCACTCACGGGAGTCTCCTTGCTGTTTGATTAAAAATTTATACTACCATCTTAAGTCCATTGTGTCAAGGGGCTTGACGTGGAGAATTTCTGTGGTAGTATGGATTCACTGATGGAGAGATATGTCTTGTTATTCGCTCACCGGCCATCAGGTGTACGCCCTACGAAGAGGAAGCTACTGGGGCAGCTGAAGTTGAATCTGATTATAGCGTAGCGTTGACGCCGAAAGGTGGAATGATCAGAACCTGAGCTTTATAAGCTCTCCTGCACATGCAGGCCGTTCGCAATCTCAGTCCAGCGAGATGTGAGGAAGGTAAACTCAAAGTTACGTCTTAGGCGGTTTACTCCGTATGGCGTTTCTTTGGGTTAAGTTTACCTTCCGATACACAAAACTCGTCCAGCGAGATGCAGTCAGTATAAATATTATATACCTTATAACTAATAGTAGTAATAATAGAGTGAGGTGTAGCTAACTAGTAATTAACTATAGGAATAATCTATGAGTAGATGTAGGTGTTGTGATACACCCTTAGCAAATAATGAGGGTCCAGGCTGGAATAAGCTCGCACATCAAGAGGAAGACCTTTGTAGTGTGTGCAGGTATCTGGTGTACAATTCATATAGTGGTAAGGAATATGTAGGAGGCAGATACCCCACAGAAGGTCTTACTGGTGCTGCGAATATCAAAGATAGTTGATTTAGGGTATTGACAGATTAGTATATTATGGTATAATGCCAATACTTAGAGATATTTATCTCAACAAGTTTTGTGGGCAGAGCTGGGCTGTTCCTCCTTTCAGACTGTAAGTCTACTGTCCACACCTATTTCAGGAGCAATGCAATGGAACAAAAGAACAAGGGTGGTCGTCCAACGAAGGCTGAAATGGCAGCACGTGGTATCACCAAGACAGAATTAGAGATTGGTATAAAGATTCTTAGAAAAATCTACGGAACTAGTATTGACAGGATGATCGAAATCAGCGATGATAGCTCCCTGACGATAAAAGAACAGTTTAGAATGAAGCAAGAGTTGGTAAATATGTACATCAACTTGATTAAAAGTGACTCTGCATTACGAATTCAGCTTGCCCGTAAGGAAGGGGCTGAGAGTGGAGAGGATGAAGGTGAGCCTCAAACGGCCACAATATTTAATTTTGCTAAACAGGTAGTTGGAGGTTGACAGATGTTTCGAGTTCATGTAGAGTCTTGGCTTGAAGGAAAGGATTCATTTGTCGTTGAATACTTCCAAAAATATGTTAGATAATGGTCATGACACCTTGACAGACTTCCAAGAAGAGGCTAAGCTTCTAACCAAGAAGATGTCAGAATGTCCTGGCTTCAACGCAGATCACCAGTATTTCTGGTCAATGCGTTCGTGGATTGAAGAGAGCATACGTTGGTATGCTCCACTGTAACAATGGGCCGCTGGTTGAGTGGTTAAAAACATCGGACTTTTAATCCGACGGGCGAAAGCCCTACGTTGGTTCGAATCCAACGCGACCCACCAAATTTGACTTCGTGAGAGTATGAGGTGATCTATATTTTAGGTATAGTGATCCTAGCAGGTTATAAACGAAGTCAAACCAAATTATAGCGGATTGGCAGAGAGGCCGATTGCAGCAGGTTGCTAACCTGTAGGGTGTAACAGCCCCGTGCGTTCGAATCGCACATCCGCTGCCAGTATGATCAGGTCGCTCCTGATATGACAAACGACAAGCCGTGAGGGTTCTGCGTCTTCCAGTGATGTTTCGCATCGTCGGGGTAAGAGTCCCCACAGGTAACCTCTGAATTATGGTGCAGCAATCCGATAGGCGACGGAGCCGGTCTTGAAAACCGTGTGAGCCATGGAAACATGGCCTTGGGAGTTCGACTCTACCCCTGCACCGCCAAACAAAGTAGTAAATGGCCTTTAGCATATGTGGTGAATGCAGGCGACTCATAATCGCTAGAGTTAGGGTTCGAGTCCCTTGGGGCCAACCATATTAAGCCTGTATGGTGGAATTGGTATACACATGACACTTAAAATGTCACGCCTTCGGGATTGTGGGATCGTGGCCCACTACAGGCACCAAATTACGCAGATGCGGTAATGGCTGAAAACTAAACGCTCAGCCCTGCGTAATAAATATTTATGCTTCGTTCGTCTAATGGTAGGGCCGTTGCTTTACACGCAACAGACGGAGGTTCGATTCCTTCACGAAGCACCAAACATCACAAAGTAACCGCACGGGTGGTTCGATTCCACATAAGAGAGAGTCTGGTGACACAGCCTGAATATTCGGGTTGTCATTCATAGCGTGGGTGAAACGTGACTAGGGATGATTGAAGGCTTTGCAAGGCTGAATTGATTCCCGGTACTAATTTGTAGAAGTAATTGTTGTCGATTGGCGAAGTGGGAACGCAGACGGCTTTGACCCGTTTATGAGTAGGTTCGATCCCTACATCGACTGCCAAATTGAGGTAGTTTAAATAAAATAGTAGCTCTTGTGGCTATAGATGGTGACCGCTGCGTGCCACGTCACCCCTCAGTACAAACAACCTGGGAAGTCAAGCGCCTTGGGTGTGAGTAGATCGCTCCAAATGATCATACTGACCGTATTCGTAACCAACTACGAAATGGGTAGCCCTACTGGGTATTGACGCACAGAGGGCTGCGTGCTATAAATGTCCTCCAGAATTTAAGGGTGTCGGTCTTGGCGACCAGTCGTGACTCCAAATCACTTCCAGCTTCGTTCGAATCGAAGGGTGCCCGCCAATTTATCTAGTTGAAGTGTAAGGATGCACGCTCACAGCGGAGTGAGTAGGCTGTCGGCTCAACGCTCTGTCATTCTAGATATAGACGTGCGAAGGGTAGACTAGGGTTCGATTCCCAGCAACTAGGCCAAATAGTAGTTGACAAGGTGACTGTAGAAGCGTAAGCTCCACACCAACAAAGACAAAAGGGTTTATAGTGTAAGGGATAGCACAAGGCTCTTCTAAAGCTTTAGACTTGGTTCGAATCCAAGTAGACCCACCAAATAAATTTGAAAAATGTTTTATAAAGTGGTTGACAGATTAAAGATACCATGGTTTAATACTCAAATGGAAAGCAAAGGAGAGATTGAAATGGCTAAGTATTACGATGCAACTAAAGAACATGGTCCGGTTGATAAGACACGCTTGAAAGACAGCAAAGGTCGTCACCCGAACAAAGGCCGAAAGGAAAAGAACCCTTTCAGCGGTAAGTAAAGATTTACGCAGTTGTCGTCTAGCGGTCTAGGATGTCTGACTTTCAATCAGAATGACGTGGGTTCGAATCCCATCAACTGCTCCAAATATGGTCCTATCGTATAATGGTTTATTATATGCCCCTGTCTAGGGTGGGATGAGAGTTCGATTCTCTCTAGGACCGCCAATTTTGCTCTTGTAATATAAAGGCTATTATACCTGTTTTGTAATCAGGTTATTGCGGTTCGAGTCCGTACTGGAGCACCAAATTTTAGGTACAATAGTGGGTTGTCCGATTGGATTAGGAACAGGTCTACGAAGCCTGCTAGATAGGTTCGATTCCTATACTCACTACCAAGACAATTGCTCGTTAGCATAGTGGTAATGCAATCGGCTGATAACCGATATAGAGGTGTTCAATTCACTTACGAGCAACCAGAAAGAATAACTCAGACGCTTGATAATGGCGCACCACTGAGTTAGTATTAGATGCGATTGCGCTAAGACGGATGGTTCTGTTAACTGGCTCATAACCAGATGCAAGAGGTTCGATTCCTCCTTTCGCAACCAATTACCCAGACTCTGTGGAAACGCGAGTCTAACTGTGAAGTCAGATACAACCCTGTAAGCCAGCGCTGGTGGAAGGGCAATGTCGAAATGCTGATTGGGTATACGAACACCGTGCTCCCCACGGGTACAGCCAGATAGAGTGTGCTGTATAAATATAGTCTCTATCAGATTTAATTGGCAATAGTCTCCCATGGCGGGGGTCGCGGACTGTTAATCCGCAGTTGCTTGGTTCGATTCCAAGATTGCCAGCCAATTTAAAGCGACGTGAGGTGTTAAACCCACGAACCCATCGAGGATTACTTGGTGTAGGTTGAGAGTCGCATGTTTTAAGGTTCATTGGGTCGAGCGGCGAAGACCACGGGCTGTAACCCCGCACAATGATACATCCTAGGTTCGAGTCCTAGATGAACCACCAAATAAGTTGTAAATAGTTTTATCTTCGTGTAATATCAATTGGTAGATGGCTCGGTTTGGAACTGAGAGGTTGCTGGATCGTCCCCAGCCACGAAGACCAATTTGGGTTGTAAGAATTTCGATAGTTCGCCGCACTTGCACTGCGGAAGGCAGGGTTTGACTCCCTGACGATCCACCAAATTAGGAGTTGTATGAAAAAGTGTAAGTCATGTGAACAGGTTCTGCCATTAAGCGACTACTACACAAATGGTAGTTATAATGGTAACCCAAAGTATAAACCAACCTGTAAGGGTTGTGAGTACGCAGCTGATTGTGAGAGATACTACAAGATTATATCTGAGTATTTTAACGGCCTGTCCTGTTCCCAGTGTGGCTATTCTCGTTGTGCGCACGCACTAGAGTTACACCATATCAACCCAGCCGAGAAAGAGTATGGAGTCTCTAAGATGAAGAACTACTCAGAGGCAAAGATAGTTAAAGAGCTTTCCAAGTGTGTCCTATTGTGTGCCAACTGCCACAGAGAAGTGCACGCAGGAGGCATCGAATTATAAGTTTTATGGGCCTGTGGTGGAATGGGATACACAGCGGTCTTAGAAGCCGCCGCCGAAAGGATTGAGAGTTCAAGTCTCTCTAGGCCCACCAATTTAAAGATGTAAACAAGTTCACCTTGTGACTGTGAGGCTGTGTTGTCTGGGACAATCTTCGAGCTGTGACCTCGTTGAAGCGGATCGAAACCGCACCTCACCCCAATTTATGTCCTAACTGGCCGAATGATTAAGGCATCCGATTGCAAACCGGATATGTGTGGGTTTGATTCCCACGTTAGGCTCCAATTTGAAGTGTAGGCGAAAGCCCCGAAGTCGATACCGGGCGAGAGAATGATCACTCGTAACCCTCTGATCAGGGTGATACTTCAAACAAATAATGCGTGCTTCGTATAGCTTGGTTATTACCTCCGGCTTCCACCCGGATGACTAGGGTTCGAATCCCTAAGCCCGCACCAAACAAATGCACTCTAAGCTAACTTGGTAGAAGCGCTGGCCTGAAAGACCAGATGACTTGGTTCGATTCCAAGAGTGTGCACCAAATGAAAGATAGCGGTTAAACCCCGACTCCAAGCACCTAAGCGTGTGACTTGCGGTTCAGTGAGAACGTCTTACACCAAACACAGACGACTGACACAATTCATATTGTTACGCTGATGCGTACAACCACACATCAGTCTGTCTTGTCTTGATAACCCTCTTCGTGAGGGTTTTCTTGTTTCTGTAATATACTCAATGGAATATGTATATGCAAGTGATCAATCTAACTGGCTATGAAAGCTGGTCTAATCTTTACACCCTCTCAGGTTATCTGTCTAAGCAGAGTTTAGTGCTGACAAATAACACTCCTTCGGTCATCTTCGTGGCCCAACAAACCCTCGCCCCTGCCACCCTAAGCACGCTTGCAAACACCCTTTCAGTTGCCCCTAGTGATAGTGTACTGATCCAAGGGAATAGCACTCCAGTGTGGGTAAGCGGGCCTGTAGGGCCAGTTATTGTGCAAGAGGCTACAAACTTAATAACCCCATTCGATGGAATTGACCCAAGGGTTTATGTTGGCACTCAGGCATTCACCACTCAGAGCTTTACAGAGGCCAACTGTAAGAACGGCGTGCAGTATGAGCTTACAACATATAACCCCGCATTCGCAGCAGCAGCAGTTACAGACTTCATCCTGACAACCGGGAGCAAGCCAGTATTGATCAAGAACAGGCAGTTCACATTTACAGGTGCCCAGCTGCAAACAACTATCTACAAAAATCCAACTTACACTGGTGGGGTAGTGGTTCCATACTATAACCTGTCAGATATCAACCCAGCAGCAGGCACAGTTATTATTCTTGGCACTCCTACAGTAACAGCAGTGGGAAGTCAAATTGCCCCAATGTTCACATTACTCGGTAACATCCCTCAAACTGGGCAAGCCGTGACAACAACTTCTGCTGAAAACAGCTTGAGAGGGCTTGAACGAGTTTTGGCACCAAACACTACATACCTGTTCAGGACTACGAATACCTCAGCCGCAACTATGGTGATCACTTCGCAGGCTACTTGGTATGAAGGTGGGCTGTCTAGTGCAGCATTTTAATTAAAGTAAAGATTAACCAAATCATTACTGCATTAAAAGCTTGACACTTAATTTCAATTAATGTTACACTTAGGGGTTGACAAATTTCAATTCCGATGTACAATAGCATACACAGAGAGAATAAACCCTTTCTATTAAAAACAGGGATGCCCTTCGGGGCGCCCTACTAATTAGCAAGGAGACGCGACGTGGCTGACGATATGGTCTTCGATTTGGACCCTAACGTCATTGGGCCTAAGTCGAAAAAGCAGTATGACTTCATGCACAGCGAAGCAGACATTACCGTATTCGGTGGGGCCGCTGGAGCTGGTAAATCATACTTAGGTGTTATGGATTTCTTAAAACATATCCAATACTCAACATTCCGTGGATGTATGGTAAGACGTACAACTCCACAACTTAAAGGTCCAGGCGGTCTACATGAAAAGGCCGAACAACTCTTTAAGCTTCTAGACCCCAAGGTAAGATGGCGTGATAAAGAACACCACTTCCTTTTCTCTAACGGAGCTAAAATTTACCTCCGTCACTTCGAGAACCAAAAAGACGAAGACAACTTTCAAGGTTGGGAAGTATCTCAATTCCTAGTGGACGAAGGCCAACAGTTCGAAGAAGCAATGGTAACATACCTCACTTCTCGTATGCGTAACCCTAAGTGCCCAGAAGTAAAACCCCACATGAAAATCACTTGTAACCCTGACTATGGTAGTTTCCTGCGTCACTGGTTAGAATGGTGGTTGGACCCAGATACAGGTATCCCGATTCCAGAACGTGACGGGGTACTTAGATGGTTCCTAAAGATGGATGGTAAAATGCTTTGGGGTGACACAAAGGAAGAGCTTATTAAGAAGTATGGTAAGCCTGAACTACCTCACGACCACAAGAAACAAGTTAAACCAATCAGCTTTAAATTCATTGCAGCTAACGTATATGACAACCCTGTACTCTGTGAAGCACAACCTGAATATGTAGGTTGGCTGGAAGGTCTTGGTCGCGTAGAGAAAGAAAGACTGTTATATGGAAGCTGGTTAGCACGTGCAGAAGGCACTGGCTACTTCAAATCTCAATGGTGCAACATGGTCACGCAACGTGACTTGGCATCTATCAAGAGAGTCAGAGCCTGGGATATTAGTGGCTCTGTACCATCCGAAACTAACCGTAACCCTGACTGGACCGCTGGCGTATTAATGTCACGCAATAAGGCTGGAGTGTTTACTGTAGAGGATGTTGTACGTGATCGTCGTCGCCATGGTGGCGTATTTGAGCTTATCCTAGAAACTGCAAAGTTAGATGGTGATGATGTTCAAATCATTATCCCTTGTGACCCTGGTGCTGCGGGTAAAGCTTATGCTGCCCAGCTTATCAGAGACTTAGCAGACTACGGCTTCTACGCAAGAATGAAGACAACAAACAAATCCAAAGTCACTCGATTCGCTCCATTCGCTGCAACATGCGAAGCTGGTAGTGTAGAGATTGTTGAGGCTGACTGGACTAAGGACTACCTAATGGAACTTGAGCGTTTCGACGGTAGTAAGAATATTAAAGATGACCAAGTGGACGCAACGTCCGACGCATTCCATGCACTATCATCTGAACAATATCTTCCAGACTTCTCTGTCCCAACTATGACTCAGACCAATCCATTTGCATTTTACAGATAAGGCGAGGACTAATGGCTAAAAGAACTAAAGTTGAAAAAGTTGCAGCCCCTATGCCCCGCCTTAGACTTGGTGAAATGGGTGTAGTTGGTTTAAAGCAACATGGTGGCCATATCGCAGAAGAGAATAGGCGTGAGCTTAGATTCCCAGAAGCGTGCAGAACCTTCCGTACAATGTCCCAAGATGCAACAATCAAAGCTGCCATCTCACTCGTAGAGATGATGATTGCCAGAGTTGAGTGGGATATTGATCTAGGTGTAGAACCTGATGCAGCTATGAAAGCTCGCGGAAAGTTTTTAGAGGAAGTTATCAGCGATATGGAACACAGCTTCTCTGACTTCATTAGAGAAGTGACAAGTATGTACACATACGGCTTCTGTATTAACGAGAAGGTGTATCGTCGTAGAACTTATGAATCTGGTTCCTCTTACAACGATAACAAGGTTGGCATCAGGAAGCTCCCAGTGCGCTCCCAGGACACGATCTCTCGTTGGCTGTACAGTGATGACGGTAGAGAGCTAATCGGCTGTGAGCAGTCCCTTGCGGGCATCCAGAACGGTGATCGCTACATCAACCTCACCTCGGACGGTATCATTACCCTTCCAAGAAAGAAATTCCTCCACTTCCGAGTGGACGCTAAGCGTAACAACCCAGAGGGTAATAGCCCGCTGCGTGGTTGCTATAATGCTTGGTTATTCCGTAGACAGATTGAAGAACAAGAAGCAATTGGTGTTACCCGTGATATGAACGGTATGCCAACTCTGTATCTCCCACCTCGTTATATGAGTGAGGATGCTTCTGACAGTGAAAAGGCAATCTTCGAATACTACAAGAATGTTATCCGCAATATCCAAATGAACGAGCAATCTGGTCTTATCCTTCCACAGGCATTTGACCCAGAAAGTCGTCAACCACTCTTCAAGTTTGAACTTACATCTACACAAGGTGGCAAGTTGTATGATACAGACGCAATCATTAAGCGTTGGGATAATAAAATCCTGATGGTGTTGTTTGCTGATATGTTGAAGATGGGTCAGGATCAAGTTGGTAGCTATTCTCTTGCAGGTGCTAAAACAAACATCATGGCTATGGCCATTGAGATTTGAAGTAGCCAGTGCCTTCTGCACGTGCTAACCAGCTTCCATATAACAGTCTTTCTTTCTCTAC